CGCGCACGTTTTTTTGGGCAAGTAAAAACAATCCGATGGCAAAACGAGGAACCAAACCGACCCCTACGGCACTCAGGCTGCTTGCAGGGACGCATCGGGCAGACCGACACGGCCAACCAGTCCTAGAGCCTGGAGAGTCGCTTAGCGGGCTTCCTGTGGCCCCTAGTGACATGGGGCCAGCCGGACAGAAAGCGTGGCAGGACGTGGGGGGCGCGATCCACCGGAACGGATACTTTGCCGACCTTGACCTACACGCCTTCGAGCGGTTCTGCCGGCTGCATGATGAGCTGGCGGAATGCGAGGAAACGATAGAGGATGACGGGGCATACCGGACCAATCCACAGACCGGAGCGATCGTACAGCATCCGGCGGTGAATCGGCGGTTCAAGATCCTTGACCTAATGCGGCGATACGAGATTGAATTCTGGCTGACGCCGACAGCCAGGGCAGGAAAACAGGTAGCGAAAAAAGAGGAAAGCGGCATTTCCAGCAGGCAGCGAACCGGATGACAGGCGATCTAACCAGAGCATGGATACGCAACGAGAGCGACGAACGGGCCGCGGCGGCTGGCTATTGGTTCGACGTTGACCGGGCTGCCTATGTGGTGTGGTGGATCGAGCGATACTGCCGGCTGTACGAAGGGGAATGGGCGGGGAGTCCGTTGGTTCTTCGTGGGTGCCATGATGATGATCTGGCGTTGCCGATTCATACCCCATGGGACCGCGGAGGCAAAGAGGAATCACTAGAGCGTGCGAGGATTTACGCGGAACGGTTCGCCGCTGGTGAGCCTGTAGACTGGCAGTATGAATGCACGATGCGGGCTTTCGGTTGGGTGCATCATTCCGAGCGATGGGACAGGGACGTTAGGAGGTTCCGCAAGACGCTGATCGGTGTGGCGAAGAAGAACAAAAAGACTCCGACTGAGGCGGCATGGGGATTGTACCTACTGATTGGAGACGGCGAGCAAGGGCAGAAGGTATTCCTCGGGGCAAAGGATGGGACACAGGCAGCCATCGCCGCGGACCATGCCGTCGCTATGGTCGAGAGTTCGCCGGAGCTATCGGCGGAATGCAAGATCAACAAGAACCTCCGACGGATTACGTACCTCGCTAACCGATCATGGATGCAGCCACTTAGCTCGTCCGACACAGCCAGCCAGAAAGCCAAGGAAGGGCTCAACGGTTCGATGCTTGTTGACGAGATCCACGTTGTAGACGATGCGTTTATGCAGCGGACAAAGCGGATGGGGATCAGCCGAAGCGAGCCGATGATTGCGCAATTCTCCACGGCAGGCATGGACCCCGACGGCTACGGGAAATCGCAATGGGATTATGCCCGTGATGTGGAGGCTGGTCGGGTGGAAGATCATGCTTACTTCGCCGCGATTTACGAGGCACCAGCAGACCTGACAGACGAGCAACTAGAAGCTGATCCGTTGAAGTGGGCGCGGATGGCAAACCCGGCATGGGGCCACACCGTGCATGAGGAAGAGTATTTGGCGGACTACCAAGAAAGCTGCCGAAAGGTATCGGATCTGGCATCGTTCAAGTACCAGCGATTAAACATCTGGCAGACGGCAAGCAACCCGTGGAAGATTGCCAGCCGGTGGGCGGCATGTGCCAGAGACATCAAGCTGGCTGATTTCTACGGCCAGCCTTGTTGGGCCGGAGCGGACTTGTCGCGGGCGCGGGATATGTCCGCGGTGGTGTTTACGTTCCGGGATTCGACGACGGACCCGTACACGTTCTATCAGTTTCCGTTGTGCTGGATGGTGCGAGAGTATGCCGAGAAGCACTCTGGCAAGTCACCGTTCATGCAATGGGAGCATGACGGGCACCTGGAGTTCTGCGAGCAGACAATTGATTTGAAGGCAATCGAGGCGGCTATCATTGAGATCCACAAGCGTTGCAAGGTCCAAGAGTTTAGACACGATCCGGCCTACTCACTCGACCTGGCAGAAAGACTCGAAGCAAACAATGGTATCGTGTCCGTGCCGTTCAAGCAGACGATCTTGGAATATGCCAAGCCGGTAGACGATTTTGAGGCCGCGGTTACAGAGCAGACGTTGCTTCACGATGGGCACCCAGTCTACGCTAACCAGATCGGGCACGCGAATATCAAGAGCGATCCGAACAATAACCGACGTATCATCAAGCCAGACGTTGGCGACTGGCGAAAGGTGGACATCGTACAGGCCGGAATCATGAGCCTATCCGGGGCAATGGCGGCGCCAAAGCCTCCAAGCGTATACAAGCGGAGGGGGGTGTTGTTAGTATGATCTGGAATGGCCTATTCGTTGTCGGTGCTTTTGCAGTGTGTTACGGCGCGTACATTATCCATCCGGCAGCCGGTTGGATAATCGGCGGGCTGATTGTGTGTGCGGTTGGGATTGGTGGGGACTGGTTGAAGAAAGGCGGCAAGTCATGATTGTAGATGCTCTATCTGCATTCTTTCGAGGATGCGCAGAATCCATCGATCCGATCCATCCGAAAGATCCGGCGTTGGCTCGATTGTTCGGCCTGGGCAACACTACGCAGTCCGGCGTAAGAATGGATGAGCACAAGGTCATGGCTTTGCCTGCGGTCATTCGAGGCGTGAACGTGGTAAGTAATGGCCTGATGAAGCTGCCGTTCTACGTGTTTCGCGAGACTACCGACGGTCGGACGTGGGATAAGAGCCACGTATCATGGACCGCGGTAAGCCGCAAGCCGAATCAAGATTTTACGGCCAACGTATTCCGGCAGACCATGACAGCCACGGCGATGATTTGGGGAAACGCCGTGGCGTACATCGACAGACCGAACTGGCCTGATGGTCCGGTTGAATTGATACCGTTGCTGCCTGACCGGACTCAGCCGGTGAGGTTACGCGGCGGCGGTGCGGAAACTGACCTGGAGGCAACGGGAGAGTTACATTATGCGACGCGAATTGCTGACAAGCCGTTTCTGTTTCCTGCCTCGCAATGCGTTCACATCCGTGGCTTGGGGCCTAATCCATACTGGGGCTACAACATCGCGGATCTACTCATGGAGACGTTTGGCGGCGCGAGTGCGGCGGCAGAATTCGGCCATCGGTTTTTCGGGCAGGGGGCCAACCCGGCGGGGTTCGTCGAGATGCCATCGGGGCTTGACGAGGAAGCCGAAGAGCGATTCATCGACTCACTGAAACAGGCTTCCAGCGGGCTGTCTAAGTCGCACAAGCTGGCGGTTCTGGAAGAGGGATCTAAGTTCCACCCTTGGACGATTGCACCAGAGCAGGCGCAGTTTTTGGAAACAAAGCAATTCGATGTGCGGTTGATCGCAATGGCCATCGGAGTGAAAGTACATAAGCTGATGGATTCTGCTAATACCAGCTACAGCAGCTTGGAGCAATCGAACCAAGAGCACAAGGATGACGACCTTATGCCGTGGATCGTCCGGTGGCGTGACGAGTTAAGCGACAAGCTACTGACCGAGGACGAGAAGGAAAGCGGATCTCGGTCGATCGACACGGATGATGAGCTACTATCCTGGGTGTCATTCATGGATCGGGCAAACGGCGTCGTCAGCCTCTACAACAACGGGCTGATCGACAAGGAAGAAGGCCGGCGAAAGGTGAACTTCGGGCCGTCAAAGTCCGAGGACGGCAAGCGGTTCCGCAAGCCGACCAACATCGGCTGGGAGGATGAACATGAGCCTGAGCCAGTCGTGCAGGTTCCGCCTGAGCCGCCGGGTAGTGCTGACGACGAGAGCGATCAAACCGCAGCCACGGTCCACACTCTGGCGGAGTCGATCCTCGCTCATCACGCCAGACGGCTAGGTCGGCAGGCAAGAGATGCGGCAGCTAGATCACCTTCTGACTTCGTTGCATGGGTGGATGGGATAGAATGCCCATCGGATGTTCCCGACGTACTGCGGGCCGCGGTAGGCGTTCTAGCAGGGCAATACAAGCTGACTCTTTGCAGAATGCTTGAAACGGTAACAGCGGATCGGTTGGTCAAGGAAGTGGCCGAGCAAGTGGCGATCTTAGAGCAACAACTGCCGCCGGAGTTGGCGGGAGAATTTTCACATGAAAGGGCGGCGGCATGAAATACCCGGCACTATTCTCGATTGCGTACAATACTCCGGTTGCGATCCTGCCTGACAAACTGGAAGCAATCGCCAGCCTGATTGAAATGAGGCAGCGTGGCGAGCGATTATCCCAGGTGGAGATTGAA